CCGCGCTGGCCACCATCCAGACCGCGACGAAGGAGGCCGCCGTCGCCGCCGCCGTCGATGCGGCGATGGCCGAGGGCAAGGTGCTTCCGGCCTCCCGCGACCACTGGCTCGCCGTCGCCCGCGCCAACCCCGAGGCCTTCACCGGCATCGCGGCGGCCATGCCGGTGATCCTCAAGCCCACTGACAAGGCCAAGGATCCCAAGGCCGAAGACACTGGTGGCCACGGCCTCAGCGCCGACCAGCTCGCCCTCTGCCGCACCCTCAACGTCGATCCTGCGGCCTTCGCGGCCCAGCTGAAGGAAGCCGCCTGACATGACTGCCGCAACCGCCGACCGCCTGGCTACGTCCCGTAGCGGCGACCTCCTCAACCTGCCGGTCAAGGCCGCCGCCGTAGGCTTCCAGGGCGCGATGATCGCCTCCCTGGCCGGCGTCCTGGTCGCCGCCCGGGCCGCGGTCTCCCGCGCTGAGCTGGACACCCTGCGCGTGCTCGGCATCGCCCGTACGCCGTTCACCGGCGGCGCGGCCGATGGCGACATCCGCGGCGAGCTGCTGACCGGCGTGTTTCGGCTAGCTAACTCGGCCGGCGGGGAGGCGCTCACCCTCGCTGACATCGACAACCTCTGCTTCGCCGCCGACGACCTCACCGTCGCGAAGACAACCGGTGGCGGCGCTCGGCCGATCGCTGGCCGCATCGTCGACGTCGACGCTGTTGGCGTCTGGGTTCAGCTGGGCCCGGTCGGCCGCGGCCCGCGGCGGATCTACCTGCCGTACTTCATCAACGAGACCGACACCCTGGCCGGAACCTCCGCCGAGCTGGTCTCGCCCGTCGCCGGCGCGATCTCCAACCACCAGGTGATCGTCCAGAAGGCGATCACCACCGGCGGGGACGTGACCGTCAACGTCGGCGCCACTCCGGTGGTCGGCCTGACCAACACCATCGCCGACGCCGCCGCCAAGGGCGCCGTGGTCACGGACCAGCCGACCATCGGCGACGCCACCACGATCGTCGCGGTCGGCTCGCGGATCCAGATCGTCCCGGCCGCCGCCTTCGCCACCGCGGGGGCCATCTCCGGCCTCCTCGAAATCACCTACTGACCCGAATTCGAAGGACCGCCTGACCCATGGCTCAACGTCCCATCAACGCCCAGACGCTCACGGACATCTTCACCGGTTTCCAGACCCGGTTCCGTGGTGGCTTTGCCGGCGTATCGCCCCTCTGGTCGCAGATCGCTACCGAGGTCCCGTCGACCACCCGCACCGAGAATTATTCCTGGCTCGGCAAGTGGCCGAAGATCCGGGAGTGGATCGGCGACCGGGTGATCAAGCAACTGTCCGCGCAACAGTACTCGATCACCAACAAGTCCTACGAGAGCACGATTAGCGTCGAGCGCGATGACATCTCGGATGATCAGCTGGGGATTTACGGCCCCATGTTTGAAGAGCTGGGCCAGACCACCGCGGCCTTCCCCGACGAGCTGATTTTCCCGATGCTCGCCAACGGCAACGTGGCCAAGTGCTACGACGGCCAGCCCTTCTTCGACAATTCGCACCCGGTCGCTGACGGACTGGTCGCCAACGACATGGGCGGCGCCGGCACGGCCTGGTACCTGATGTGCACCACCCGGGCGCTGAAGCCGCTGATCTGGCAGCCGCGCCAGTCGTTCGATCTGAACGCCCTCGACAAGCCCACCGACCCGAACGTCTTCATGAGGAAGCAGTTCATCTACGGCGTCGACGGCCGCGGCAACGCCGGCTTCGGCTTCTGGCAGATGGCCATCCGCTCCAAGCAGACCCTCGACGCCACCAACTACGAGGCGGCCCGGGCGGCGATGATGGCCTTCAAGGACGATGAGGGGAAACCCCTCGGCCTGAAGCCCAACCTGCTGCTCGCCCCCGGCACCCTCGAGGGCCCCGCGCTCCGCCTGCTGAACCGCGCCCAGGTCGGCGGTTCGGACAACGAGTGGTACAAGACGGCCGACCCCGTCATCGCTCCGCTGCTCTGAGCCTGAGCCATGGCGCGCAGGCCCAGCAGAACGCCGGCTGCAAAGCCGGTTCCCGATACCAGAGGCGGGATCCCCGCGGCTGGCGCAGCGACGGAGAACCCGTCTGCGCCGGCCGTCCCCGCCCACCAGGCCGGCGAGCAGTCGTCAATGGCCTCGGGCGGGGCCGCGCCCACTCTCCAGGACGCAGCTCCGAACGCTTCCGCCGATAACCCCAGCCGTGATGATCACCCCCCGGCGGCCGCGGCCGCCGGGGGACAGCCCCTCAGCACTGCGGCGGCGGTTTCGGCCGCCGTCGCAGACGAGGAGCCCGAGTTCATCCTCGGCCTCCCGGCCATGGTGGAGATGCACGTCGGCCATGAGCCGCGCGAGCGGGTCATCGGCAGCGCCCAGGTGCTGTCCGGCCTGGACGACGAGGCCTGGGCCGCGGCGGCCGATGATCTCAAGGTCCAGGCCGTGCAGAGCGCGCTCTCGGCCATGCGATCCGTGGCGAGCGCCAAGGCGTTCGTCGCCGAGCTGTTCGCCCCGAAGCCCGAGGGCCTGTTCGAGGTCACCGCCAAGTCCCGCGACGGCCGGCTGTTCCGCCGTGGCGGCTTCGAGTGGACCTCCGACTGGCAGACGGTCGAGGTGGAGTTCGACCTGGCCCAGCTCCTGCTCACCGATCCCAACCTGGTGGTGAAGTCCTGATGTCGGCCGCCCTGCAGAACAGCCTCGACCTCGACCACGCGGCCGAGCTGCAGGCGGCCTATGCGCGGCGTCGCGCCCAGGCGCGCGCCGACTACCTGGCCCAGGCGGCCGAGGGCGCGTTCAAGGCCCCGCCCGAGCACCTGCCGCCGCCCCGCGTACAGGCCGGGCCATGACGTTCGCCACGGTCGCCGACCTCACCGCCCGCTTCGGCGCGCAGGAGCTGCTGCTGCTCGCCGACCGCGACAACACCGGCGCGATCGACGCCGGCGTGGTCGAGGCGCACCTGCAGGACGCCGACGCCGAGATCATTAGCCTGCTGGCCGGCTCGGCGACGATCGACACCTCCAACCCGCCGCTGAACCTGAAACGCCTGGCCTGCGACATCGCCCGCTACCGGCTGCACGGGCAGAACGTGCCGGAGGACGTCCGCACGCGCTACGAGGACGCCGTCAAGTTCCTGCGCCTGGTCGCCGCCGGCGGCGCCAACCTGGACGGCGGCGCAGCTGCGCCCACCGAGACCACCGCCCCGATCCGCGCCGCCGCGAGCGAGCCCGGCACCCGCATCTTCACGCGGGGGCTCTGATGACCGGCGCCCTCCTGAAGTTCGCACTCGACACCGGCCCGGCCGAGGCCGCGCTCGCCGAGGCCAAGGCAAAGGCCCAGGACCTGCGCCCGGCGCTGCGCGCGATCGGCCGCGCCGGCGTCAACCAGACCCGCTTCCGGTTCCAGCGCGGGCTCGCCCCGGACGGCACACCCTGGAAGAAGAGCCGCAAGCCCTCCGGGCAGACGCTGATCCAGTCGGGCCTGCTGATGCGGTCGATCTTCGCCGCCGAGCCCGAGGCCAAGGCCGTCGAATGGGGTTCGAACCGCATCTATGCGGCGGTCCATCAGTTCGGCGCGACCATCAAGGCCAAGACTTCCAAGGGCCTGCGCTTCCGGGTCGGCGGCAACGGCGCCTGGATCACCAAGCAGAGCGTCACCATCCCGGCCCGGCCCTACCTGGGCGTCAACCGCCAGGACGAGGCGCAGTTCGCCGAGATCATGGTCCGCCACTTCGGCGGCCCGCTGGCCGTCGAGGGCGGCGCGTCATGAGCGGCGAGCCGGTCCCCCTTCTGTCCCCGCAGCCGGTCATCGAGCTGATCACCGGCGGCGCGGCGATGATGCGCCAGGTGGGCGCGGCGGCCGACCTGACGGCCGCCCAGAAGCGCGGCGTCATCGCCGGCCCTTCGGCCTTCGTGCTGATCACCGACGCCAATCCCTATGAGACCCGCGAGGGCTCAGGGCCGCTGCGCCAGGACCTGCTGGTCAATGTCGCCATCGTGGTCGGCGTCACCCTGGCCGGCACGGTGGGCGAGGCTGGGATCGTGCAGCTCACCGCCCCGAACGACGCGATCCGCGGCTTGCTGCTCGGCTGGAAGCACCCCGACGCGCTCCGCAAGTTCCAGCACGCCGGCGAGGGGGTCGAGGACTTCAGTCCGGAGACCGGGATCCTCCTCTACCGCCAAAACTTCTCCACCGCCGTCCGCATCACGGAGACCTACGCATGAGCCCCCGTTCCCGCCGGCCCGCGCCGCCCACCGCTGAGCCGCAGCCGTTCACCGGCGTCGCCGAGGGCCGCGGCAAGTCGATCCACGCCGGCAGCGCGCTGGCCACGGCCAAGGCGCTGCTGGCGGCCGACCACCCCGTGCCTCAGCACCTGGTGGACGCCATCGGTCCCGATTTCGACGAGGCCGCGCTTCTCCGCGAGATCGCCGCCGACGCGGCGGTGGACGAGGCCGAGGCTGCCGAACCCCACGTGCCACCCGGCGACGCGCCGGCGCCGGCCGAGCCCCAGGAGTAAGCCCCCATGGACCGCCAGCTGCTCTGGGCGAAGACCGAAGTCACCTACGGCGTCGACCCTGTTGCGGTCGCCGCGAACACCGTCCTGGCCGAGGACATCACCTACAA